GGTACGATTACGATTAAAGGATAAAAATGCAAACTACTCAATGGCTTCCCATTCGTTCTCAAAATTACTACGGTTGGCAACTTTCTGTTGGCAACATTCCAGAAAACTCTCAAGTCTGGATTGGCAGTAATAGATCAGCTATTCTATATCGTTTAGCTTCTAAATTATTTCATCCTGAAGATCAAACTTATACTTTGACCTTTGAATTAGATGGTACTACAATGCCTCCATTGAAATGCCATCCTAATACAACTTTGTCTGTTAAAGTTTTATCTGCATTAGATTAATTATGAAAAACTTATTTATAAAATTTATATCTATTTTTAAAAAGCAAGAGCAGAATACTCCTGACTATCAGTTCATCGTTCATCACTGTCGTGCAACTGATAGAGTGTTCTTTGGTCCATTTAAAAATCATCGTGAACTTGATGAATTTTTTCAAGACCCAAAGAACGCAGGGATTCATTGCGCTGTAGAACTTCTTATTTCTCCAAACGTTTCAAAAGAACGTTATTGGTATAATCCAAACGATTATCTTTTAGAACATCATTCTTACTTATTTGAAAGAGAACCTCTTAATGCCTAGGTATAACCTTAATCATGAAGATGTAAACATCATTGTTGATGCTCTTGATAGAAAAGCTTCTCAAGCTGCTTCTTCTCGAGAGCATACAAGAATTATTTCTTTAAGAGATAGAATTCTTTTGAAAATTTCCAACAATGATGAAATTGATGTTTGGGCTGCTTTTCAATCTAAAGCAAATATAGATCCTATAAAGTAAAACTCATACAAAATAACAAACTCACATTGGAGCATTATTATGGGAATGGATGTTTACGGTCGTAAACCTAAAAACGAAAAAGGCGAATACTTTCGCAACAACCTTTGGTGGTGGCGTCCTTTGTGGGGTTATGTTGAAGATAATTACCCAGAAATAGCAGAAAAAGTTCCATATGCCCACTCTAATGATGGCGATGGCTTAAACGCCGTACAGGCTAAAATTTTAGCTAATAAACTAAAAGCTGATTTGAAATCTGGAAAAGTTAAAAGATATGAAACAGAATATAAAGCTTATGTAGAAAGCCTTCCTATGGAAGACTGCCAGTATTGTGAAACTACTGGCAAACGTGCTTGGAACGCTACTCATTTCGCTGTATCCGAATCTGTTAAACAGGATCCTAATGCAGAAATGAATGACAAAGGCGAATATATTCTAGAGTGCAACTCTTGTAAAGGACTTGGCAAAGTTGAACATTTTTTAAATCATTACCCTTTTGCTGAAGAAAATGTAAAAGAGTTTGCGGAGTTTTTAGAAAATTCTGGTGGATTTTCTATTTATTAAGGTTTAGCCAGTGCATGGCATATGGGAACTTAAATGATACATCAACTGTGTATAGAGTAAAATCTATCGTATCATCACTGGCTAATTAATTTATAAAATCAATATTAGGAGAATATATGGCTAAGAAAGCTATACCAAACAACTTTGAAAACACATATCTTATTTTTTATAATATTTTAGAAGACGGTACTAAAGATGTTCTTTGGTTTAAGTCTATCCAAAAAGCAAAAAATAAAGATGGTGATTTCTTAAGCTTTTTCGCAGTACCATCTAGCAAGTATGGAATCAGAATTCCAAAGAACGCCACTCACTGGTGTCTTGCTATTCTAGGCGGAGAAAAAGCGAATGTTCTAATAGATGATTCTATTGCAGAACCAATGACTAAAAATGAATATCATTTAGTAGATGATATTTATGTACATTTTAATCGTTACGAAAAAAATGTAAAATTTATGATTGGTATGTCAGCTGAAGAATATTCTAAGAATAAATCTAAAGCTCGCAACAATATCAATTCTGAACTAACTAAAGTCAGTCAACTTTTGAACTAGTAAAATTTATGATAGTAGCGCATTTACCTGTTGGTAATGATAGAATATAAATGCGTAATACGAATAGTATTTTCTATCACTACTATCGCCTATTAAAGAAAAGGAGTAAATACCATGAATAAACCAGCTGTCTTCAAAGACTATGGTCAAGAGTCATTTACTCTTGCTCAAATAAAAGCTTATCGTAAACAAGACGAGCAGGATCGTAAAGATAAGCAAAAGTCTAAATCAAAAACTAATCGAATACGCACCAAATAAGACACAGGGCGGTATACCCTCACTCTTATAAAGTGTAGAAAGGTTAGTTGGTCCACGTGGGTTCAATCCCCACCCGCCCTACTAAGGAAGTCTTATGAAAGACTTAATACCTTTTACAGATATTCATCCAGATATACAAATGGATTTTATTGAAAAAGCTTATAACTATCTTATAGATATGGCTCGTATTGAATTTCTTGATATTCCCATGGAAGATCATCCGCAGTATGAATTAATCTGCGATGTTGCTGAGGAATTCTATACTGGAGATAGAACATGAAAGATTACACAAAAATTTTAAAAGAGATTTCTTCTATGATAGAATCAGAAAAGAAATCAATTGAATTTACTGCCAATACAATATCTGAATTAATAGATACATCTATTTTGGCATACAATGATATTAAACAAATCGACAAAGGTTTTAGTATGGAAAAAATTAATTCTATACTAATTTCTTTGGAAGTCTTTGCTCAATCAGTAATAGATATATGTAATAAATTTATTGCTGATAATATATCTAATCAAGACTTTGTTCATGTTCTGTCTAGACTAAAAGATTTGCACGCTTCTATGCTAGCAAACTTAATTATTCTTAGAACAGATTCAAATGATTTATATCAAGATAACTTAGATTGATTTATTACTAAGCCCCCTTTTTTTACAAACTATACGCACATTCATACAGAATTCTGCTCTTCTCAAACTATATAGAGGATATTATGAATTATAACGATGATGATATTTTTTCTCAAAATGATGATGATATTTTTGAAGATCATAACGATTCTTCTCAAAAAATAACTGACGCACTTTCCAGTCACATCAAATCAGAACACGGAATGCAAATAGATTCCGACATATTAAAAGATATTGTTTCTGATAATGTTCGGGCAAAACTTGTAATAGCTATTCTTGAAGCTGCTGGCAATTGGGAAACTCAAGCAAGCAAAACTGCTTCTTCTAAAGCTATTCATTTAATTCTAGATGAGTTAACTAATAATCGTTATTCTAAAGTTTATGAATACTATCGCATAGAAGTTATTCTTACTCAAAGAAAAGTTGTTTCTAAAGTTCTAAAAGAACTTAGCTCTGGAGATATTGAAGATCTCAAAGAGATTAAAGACAAACTTAATTTAGATATAACACCTACATTTTTAGTTACTTACTTCCATACTTTTTCTAACATTATTGATTATACACTAAATAAAGATAGAAAACTTTATATGGCTTTATCTAAAGAATTGAATCTTCCTGTAGAGCAATCCATTCTTTATGATGAAGTAGACAATCAAGGTATTCCTACTTCTAAAGCTTTTAGTCTTCATAGAGTAGCTAAGACACTAAATAAAACTTATTTAGATTCTATTCTTAATAAAACGGAATCTTAAATGATTACTTTTTTAAAACACAAATATGATGATTATTGGGAAAAATCTTTTTGGCCAAAAATTCAAATATTTGATAAATATTTTTTATTAAAAAATGATCATAAATCTCAAGTAAAATTAATATACTCTATATTAACTGCTTTAGCTATAGCTGAACTTAACTATGTTTTTTTAGATTTACCCTTAGCTTTGCTTATGACTTTTATTTTAATTATACATGAACTTGGTCATTATATTTATGCAAAAGCATTTAATGCTAAACCATCATATCCTTTGTTTATACCAATACCATTTTTCGCTGTAGGTATAACACATATTGTTGATATGAAGATTGAACATATTCCTACCATAGCTTTAGCTGGAATATTTACATCTTTAATTTATTTAACAATAATGTTTATTTATAATTCTTTATTGTTATTTATGAATCCATTTCTTATATTAACTTCTATTGTTTTTTCTTTTGTATTTAATTACTTTGGATCAGACGGAAGAAAATATAAATCAGCTAAACAAAAAATTTAAGGAGCACTACTGTGCATTTACTTATACTTCCTTTTGTAGCAGTTGGTTTGACTAGTAAGTATTTATCTAATCGGCTAGTCAAGCAAAATGCTGCATATGATGAACAAATGCAAATTGATTATATTTTTGCAAGTATCGTAAATTCCATTGATCTAGAGGACGAAAAGAATGAAAAAAACCAAATATGATGAAATAAAATTATTCTTAGACAATTCTTTTTACGATATTCAAGCTGGTCCATTAGATCAGTCTTATGTACTTAAAGTACTTACAAAAATGCTGGTCGGTGCTTCTACCGCTGTATGGTCTTTTATAGAATTGAAAGACTATCTTAAGATTGCAAGAAAATATAGAGGTTATCAAAAATGACTAATAACTCTCCAATTACTTCTTTTACTTTTTCAATGGAAACTGCTAATAAAAGTAAAGAAGAAATTTTTACTAAAGTTAAGAGTTTGAGTGATCGTATAGACAAAATTGTTAATCAATTTACAATTGACGACATGCCTATACTAAAACCTATTCTTAATATAACTCATTCTAAAAATGATCTTAAACGCTTAGCTAAAGCTCTTGATAGAGTTGCAGATATTATTGAAGTTCACGATGCTTTGGAAAGTAAACTTAAAGTTCTTGAACTTGCTCAAAACGAACCTCATTGGTTTGCTGCAGCTTTTGGCGACTTTGAAAAAGACATTGATTCTGCTATTGATAAACTAATATCTGGAGATTAATATTATGATAGACTATTCTATTATTAATGATGAACAAGCAAAACATGTTGCTGTTCGCGGAACTGTTAAATCGTTTAATCTTGACCATGTCACAGATAAAGATTTAACTTCATTTTTTACAAACTTATCTAAATATGCACACGTAGATACAGGCTTATTGCCTTTGGATGGTACTGGTTTACTTGCTTATCGTCAAGCTGCAAACCATGCTCAAATAGTTGTTCAACACGCTCCAGGAATTTCTAGGATTCTTTGGGGTCAGCATGAAGGTGATTCTTCTGCTAAAACTTATATGCTTGCACAACCATATAGAATTATTATTGGAGATATTTTAAATGGTAATTTTTATGGTGCAAGAATATTTTATTCAATTAATCCTATAACATCTCCTTCTCAACAACTATATCACGTTAATCTTCCAAACATTAATTGTCGTGGATATCGTGGAAATGGAGTAGGTTGGGTCTGTTTGTATCATCGAGACGACTGGACTCAAATTCCTTTAGGCGAAAAAGTTTCTAGACTTATTGAACGTTGCTCTGGCTCAGAAGCATACAATGATGCTAATATGTCAGAAACTGATGGTCCCCGCTTCTATGCTTCTCACGGTAAGCCTAGTTATATTATTAATCCAAGCGAATGGGAACAAAAGACCCAAGAAGAAGGGTTTATATGGACTTTGCAGGAAGATCTTTGGATTCCTATCTTAGTTAAAGATAGGGATAATCAAGGTCAACATTTTAATGGAGGTATTCCATTAACTTTAGGAATGGCTCTTACTGGAGACTATCAAGCTTATTATACTGATAGAGAGCACACAAAACCAGTAAATGCAATTGCTCGTGATGATAAAGAATACTCTTCTTTGCAATCTTTCACTATAATTAAGCAAGCTTATACTGAAGCTCCACCTTTAAATTCTAATCAAGAATTTATGAATCCTTATATGCGTGCTCAAGAGATTAGAGAACAATACGCTCAAACAACATCTGGTTTTAGTCAAGTGACTGATCAGGATGAAGATGAAGATTCTTTCTTTACATGCAATACTTGCGAAAGCACATATTCTTATGAGGACACTGAACACTATACTCATAGTGACAATACAACTCATTGTCAATCATGTTTTGAAGAATATTTTGTTTATTGCGAATATCATGATGTTCATCTTCATAGCGACGATGCTATATATATAGATGAATATGACGCATATATTCCAAACGATGAAGTATATAATTGCCCTAGTTGCGATTCAATGTTTTACCTTGATGCCAATGAAAGCAACACTCGCCACAGAATCTTTTTGCACGGCCCAACTTCTCAATACAATCTATGCACCGTTTGTCTAGATAATGATTCAAGTATTCCTCAAGCAAAATGCCAACAGTGTAATGGATTAATTCCTTTACATGAAGAATATCAACACGAAGGACTATATACTCATATCAAATATATTGATATTGTAGATAACATTCCTACAGTTGTCACTAAGCATTTCCATGCTTATCCTTGTGCTTCCCACAGTAATGTTGTAAATAATTCTTCTATTTGTCCTTGTGGGAACCTCAGAGATAATCCATCATTTTTGCTAGGTGATGATGTTCAATCTTTTGAATACTTTGTTGAGAACGGTTCTTTTAACGATATAGACGAACATGCTTACCTACCTGTCTCAAAAGACTTTACTAGTTTTAACCCTCTAAAACTAATAGCAGATCATAATAACATAACCCTAACAGAATCCCAGTATGCAAATGCGTGCGGATATGTTAATGCTTGTAAAAGCTGTGTTTGCGTGAATCAAGATACTAAACAAGTAAGTTTTGATGCTTCAAAATTTGATATCAATAATTTTGAAGCTTTAAAACAACTACATAATAATTCAATTGAAGGATGACATTATATGACTACTGAACTAACAATCAATGATTTAGACTTCTTCTATATGCCAAATGGACTACCTTGTTTTCTTGGAAACAGACCTGATCTTTTGGACATTGTAGAGAATACTCTAAATATGAGTATGTATTACGTTCTTGCTGATAAATCTACTTTTAAAAAGTATACTCAAACTAAACCTGCAGGTTGGAATTCAACTACTAAGACTCAAGAACCAGCTACTACTACAGAGTATTTCGAAGAAGAACGTGAAGCCTGTATTTTTAAAGTTGTCAAAAACATGATTGGTCGAGTTGTTCAACCGGCAAATGATTGTTTTGGTGAAACTTTTATTGGAATCGAGCCTGAAGCAATTTACCATTTGCCACCTATTCCTAAGACTTTAACTGATAAGCTTGATGAATTCTTTAGGCTTGTTCATGCTCAGCACGGCACAGAATCAATTGTTCTTCTTACTTTTGATGAATCAAATTGGTCTTCTGAATCTTGGGGAGTTTTAGTTCCTAAGCAGGAGAATACATCTGTACATTGCAAGTATGATCCAGATTCTATTGTTGAACTTAAACCATACCATCTCTCTATAGTTGGCTCTGTTCATAGTCATCCTGAAATGTCTGCTTATGCTTCTGGTACAGACCATGAAGATCAAGCAGACTTTGATGGTCTTCATATTACTTATGGATGGCAAAAGAGCAAAGACAATGGCGCTACTCAATACCATATTGAAATGCAGATGAACGGTACCGCATATATCTTAAAGCCTGAAGATGTTTTTGAGATTGATAAAACAATAAAAGATCCTGATCCGGAAGTTGTTGCTTGGACGGAGAACGTCTCAAAAAAAGCACAACCCCCGTATTCGGGTACGGGGGCTACAACAGTACAGCAGTCTCAGCTAAAGACGCCAGCTCGGCAGCAAGTACAATCTACTCGGCCTACTGGCAGTAGTTCCCAAGGATATTATCGTACTCTTCTAAAAGGTATTTCTGATGATATTAATTTACCAGCAGATGCTATTTTAGTATGCGAAGTAGACGACAGTGCACTAACAATTTATTGTCCTTTATGTGAATTTGTATTATCTAATGTAGACTTAGGCAATAGAATGTGTGGCGGATGCGAAGTTCACATAGCTCTTCCTGGCGACTCTGCTCACGATATTATTGGAAGTGTTTCTTATCATGAAACAGAAAAGTTTAATTATGGAGTAAAATCAACATATTCTGCTCTTCCTAATTTTACTGATGTTTATTTGTATTGCAAAGACATAAAAGGTTCTCCTATGTTTTTGCATATATATGACAACGGTAAAGTTGGGACTTCAGATGCAGAATCTTATGATATTGTAACTTCTGAAAACTATACTCTTTGTTGCAATACTCATGTTGATGATATTGCAACTGATTGTAAATGTCAGGTTACTGTAACTTCTGATGACATGTTAGACTTCGAAGAGAAGCATTCTACAATTGATTTGTATGATCAAAAATCAGAATGCTTTGAATGTGGAAACTACATGCAAGCAACTTGTCCAATGTATCGTAAGATAGTTGTTGATTGGGCTACTAACAATATCGAAATATCTGACAATATGATTTTCGATATTTGCGAGTCTTTTGTTCCATACTTCCTTGCAAAAGACACGGACACATATCTATATGATGATGATAAATCGTCATTATACTATAATTAGGAGATAATAATAATGGAAAATAAACAATTTAGATTTGTTCTTATTGGAGCAGGTGGAATTGGCACTTGGCTATCAGCTGGTCTAGTAAGACTTCTTGAATGGAAATATCCAGGATCTGCTTTAATTATAGTTGACGGAGATTCTTTTGAAGAAAAGAATAAAGAACGTCAGGACTTTACTAAAATTGGCAATAAAGCTAGCGTAAAAGCTTATGAACTTTCTTCCCAATTTTATAAAACAACTATAATTCCAGTACCTAAATGGATTGTAGGAGATAACTTTGAAGGAGTTGCAGATGCAGAATCTCCAAAGATTAAAGCTACAGATCTCTTAGTTGATAACGATGTTGTATTTGCAGTTGTTGATAATTTTGCTGCTCGTAAAATTATTTTCGATGCAGCTTCAAAACTTAATAATGTAGACGTTTTTACCGGTGGTAATGACGATGCATTGTTTGGAAGCATATATCATTATCAACGACGTGATGGACGAGATGTTACTGAACATCCGGTAACTACTCATCCAGAATATGACAATCCACCAGACAAAAATCCTGGAGAGCTTTCTTGTCAAGAAAGATCCCAGATTGAAGGTGGAACTCAACTTCTTGCCACCAATATGGCTGTTGCATCGTTTCTTTTAGGACGAGTGCAAAAGATCATAGTAGATGGCCAAGAACCTACAGAAGCCGAGATATACTTTGATCTCGGTGTAGGTAAAGCAGAACCATACGATAGATCTGCTGTGCCAGCTATGGCAGATTCAAAAGTATAATAAATAAAATAATCACCAAGGAGCATTAACCATGCAGATTAACAACAATTCAGGAGCCGGCGCATCGAACGGAGTCGCTAACGTTCGATTCGGCGTATACTCACAGGCAACTCCAGTTGCTGGAAAGACAATCAAGGAAATCCGTGATCAGTTCAGTAAGCTTTGGGGCATTCCATCAGATGCAACAGCTTACAAGGGCAAGGACAAGCTTGACGAAAACTACGTTGTTCAGTCCAATGACAACCTAGAGTTTCACCGTCGCGCTGGTGAGAAGGGCTGATTTAAGCCCATTGCTTTGTGGGGGAGCCAATTCATTATGTATTGGCTCCCCCACTTTATAATTTACTCCATAATATAAGATTGGATATTATGTTACTTTCACAAGTAAAACTTGGAACACCATTAGTTTGGATGAAAACTGATGATATATATCGTATGAACGATTATATCATTCAATCTAAACTAAGAGATTTTTATTCCATCATTCCTTCTATTGGTTTCGCTAAATATGTTGACAGTCAGTGGAAACCTATTTTAATTGATAGAGTTGAAGAAGATGGATCTACCCAGCAAATTACAACTTATGACTTTGCTGTTGCCTATCATTATTTATTAGAAAATTCTGAATCTTATAAAGCTACTTTTATTCATAATATTACCGGTCCAGCTGACGGTATGATGGATATGTACGGTCCACTATTTGCTAACTCATACAGGGCGTATCGTACAGCATTTTACGCTGATGATTTGAAGTCTTTTCCTGTCCAACATTTGTTCTTCTCTACTGAAGATTGTCCAAAAAATTATTTGTCTATCTTCACTAATGTAGATTCTGAACCAATGTCTATAAATGAAATAAAAGAAATATTGTTTCATTTTAACTCAGTAAGTGATGGAGCTTTCTTCGACAAAGATCAAGTTGACGACATCGCTAAATCTGCACTAGGTCTTTCTGAGTCTGCTTTTATTAATCTTGCTTTGATGTCTATATTGTCTAAGTCTAAGATTAATTCTAAGTTTATATATGACTCTAAAATGAAAAACATTAAACAAAATGGTATTCTAGAAATCGTTAAACCAACTACATCTTTTAATAATATTGGTGGCTTAGATAACGCTAAAGATATTATTTCTAGAAATGTTTGGCTTTGGAACAATCCAGAAGAAGCTGCTAAATTTGGAGTTCAACCAATTCGACGCATGTTGATGGTTGGTATTCCTGGCACTGGCAAATCTGCAATTTGTGAAGCAACTGCTAAAGAATTGAACCTTGACCTTGCTCGCACTGGAGTAAGTCAAGTTATGAATTCTTTTGTTGGTCAATCAGAACAGAATATGAGAATGGTCTTCCAACAGATTAAAGCTATGGCTCCACTTTGTGTTTGGATTGACGAGTTTGGTCGTGATCTTTCTGGTGGCGCAAGTTCTTCCCATGTTGATGGTGGCACTACTGATCGCGTTCATGGTGAATTTCTTACGGGTTTGCAGGAACTTCCAGATAATGTTTTCTTGATTTGCGCTGCTAATCAACTTGAAAACCTTCGTCCAGAAATGTTACGTGCGGATCGCTTTGATAAAATTATGTTCGTAGGTCTTCCATCTTTTGATGAGCGTCAAGCTATTTTTGAAATCTATCTTCGAGATGTTCAAACTGATCATGTCTTTGATTATGATAATTTGGCTGATGTAACTGCTGGTTTTACCGGCGCTGAAATTAAATCTCTTATTAAAGAAACTAAGTTTTATGTTGTCTCATCTCAAATGAGACCAATCAACACTCAAGACATTGTTTCCTATGCTCCAAAAATGCGTAATATTCTTTGGAACAAGAGTAGAGATATGATTAAAGATTTGTATTCAACTGCTCTTGAGCAGTGGGATTTTGCTTCTAGTTCTCAGCTAGAAGACGCACAGTTGATTTTAAATGGAACTTATGCTAAAATATCCAATACAAAGACTAAAGCCAAAGGAAACTGGTAATACTTATGACATTTGATGTTAATGAATTTATTGGCTCTTTAGAAGATAGCACTGAGATAGCTGATCAACCACCTAAAGAATATCAAACTGATCTCTACAAAAAGTGGTTTAGGTCAAAATCCCAAAGCGGATTTTTGTCTATTAAACCTTGGTTTCAAGGAATGAAGTTTAAAATAGATATTGGAAAAACTTCACCAGAAGGAAAGTTGATTAGTAGTACAAATGTTTACGTCGACGCTTTTGATTTTGCTGCTTATCTTCGTTCTATTACTAATGGTACGGCAACCATAAATTATCCAGCTAATGAACGTTCTGGAATACCTTCTCCTGAAGGATTTGCTTCTTATGGTGGAGCAGATATAAATGGTAAACCTATTAGTAGAATATTTAAAGCTCATTACTGGCAAAATGGAGAATCTTATGATTCTAATGCTTTTGCTTGGAAGTGTGGACACTTTGCTGCTAAGAAATCTGATACTGGTGCCTTTATTCCTGATTTAAAGTCAGCTTTATCTGTTGATTTCTTGAAAGTTACTAGACAAGATATTTGTTCTATTTCATATCTTTTGGACGTATCTTTGTTTGGTTATGTTGCCAATAATCCAGATTGGTACGATCACTGATGTCTGAACAAAACAACGAAGATTATAGAGTTCAAATTGAATCTATTATTTTAGCCGTTGCCACTAAAATGGAAGAACGACTAAATGATTATGAAATTAGACTTGAACAGATTGAAAAGCAGATTGCCACTCTTGTTGTAGGCTTTGGTGAGCAAGCTGTTTTTATGGAAGCTTTAATTGGTCAGGTTGCATTTAGTACAGAAGAAGCTAAGAAGGCTTTTAATTCTTCTCTTTCTGATTCTAGAAAACAAATGCTTCAAATTATGAGAGAGGGTGCAGATGACTTCTTGGGCACAACAGATCCAAACCTTGCCTCAGCCATTGAAGACTTGGCTACACAAAAGTTACTTGACGAGTCCAAATAATACTTTATCAATTCTTTTTGTAGATCAAGAAACGTATACTCTTGTACACAATAATTTCTATTATCTTTCTAAGATTTATCCATTAGTTAGAGAAGTTTACGCAGACACAACTTCTCTATTTGTTCTTCCATCTAATGACTTACTCACATACATAAAAGATGGAGATCTAAGTTTTTCCCATTTTATTAAGGAGGCATAATGTCTTTTTCTCTTCCCTCTTATTCTAAATTTAATAAACGGTACATAAATCCTTTGATTGAAGATCAAAACATGATACCTTCTCATGTTTATTATTATTCATATTTAAAAACAGATATAGAAGAACTACGGTCTTTTTATATGGTTCCACGTTCTTCAAACTATGGAAAAGCTCAAACTAAATATACTAATCTTTCTACTATAGAAAAAGAAGATTTAAGACGAGATTTCAATATAGAATCCGATGCAGAAAACTATAATCCTTCTGTATTAAGAAAGTATATTTATCCTTTTCCTCTTGAGCATTTAGTTGATCGTTTTTATTCTTCAAATTTACCAAGTGAAACTTCATTTGTTGTTGATGAAATGATTAGTTCTGGAAGATTAAAAATAAAAGATTCTTATGTTTATTTGAACCTTTTTCCTTTTACCAAAGAGGAATACCAAAAGATTAGCAATGACTGGGATTCTTCTCATACTTTTGCAGGAGTTGCCCAAGCCGTTTCTTCTATATCAACAATAACTTCTCAATATAAAAAAGATTATAAATATTTAATTTCTAAATTAGAATCTTTACAAACAGAAAATGAATATTTAAAGAATCAAAATAATTTGTTATCTCAACAACTTCTTAAAGCAACCACCCACACTTGGATATAACTAGGAATCTAAAATGCTCTCATATAGTATAAATAATTTTATTTTTAATTTTTATGATGTCAATACAGAAAAAGACATTATAGAACAAAATGGCATAGATGTTTCTGGCTTGCCTATAGACTCTCTTGCTCCAGGCATGTGCGCTATGCCTATTCGGACTATGTCTGTTAGTTCTGGAACTTTTACAATTCCTTGTTTTTATACTTTAAAACAAAAGTCTACTCATATTACAATTGCTTCCAATTTTAAAGAAAGCAATACTCAAACAGTACTTGCTCATGTAGTAGATCACTATACAAAAGTATTTTTAAATGGACAAGTTAATTGGCAAAATGATTCTACTCAATTGAGCGTATTGAAGTACACTGGAATTGATAATGGAATAATGTATTACATTGATTCTTCTACTATGTTTGAATCTATTAAAAAGCCTATTCCTCATGCAGTTTGCTCTCATTATAGCGATCCATCTATAAAGCTCTATTCTTCTGGATATCCTTACGCTAATGATACTAGGATGCCAAATTGCTCTAATCCAACTATGATTAAGAACTCTCATGGTTCTGCTGTTCCATGTATGTACTCAGCTCAAGATACTTGTCCTTTATATCAGAAAAATGAAACTCAAATTAAATTAGATTATTTCTACAACAATCTAATAGATATTAAAGAAAATAAGTATGAACTTGTTAAAACTTATTTTTCTGATTCAACAATACATTACGCAATTAAGGTTGATGATGTTTTGTTTTCTTCTTTCTCTAACACTTATTCTGATCAATCATCTGTTGAACTTTCTGATTTATCGGCTATAAATGTGTATGAAGAAGTAATTAAAACTACATCTAACCTTCATCAAATTGAACATGTAGAAGAGCAAACTCAAACACAAAATCAAAGTTATATTCTAGGTTTTGTTTCTCAAGGAGTTGCCTAATGCAGTTAACTAAATCCCCTTACGAGTCTTCTTCTGATAAGTTAGAAGATCCTTATTATGTATCTTCTGTTAATTTTGTTGATACTAGATATCTTCATACTTTGAAAGTCAATAATCCTGTTTGGCATAATGACAATTATACTTTTCAATATATTAGAGTTTCTTTAAATCATTTTTTTAATGTTTTAAAAACAAAGTATAGTTATTCTTCTATTCAAAATAACAACTCTTTGGAAGATTTACTAAAGACTAATCCAATAGCTACTAGATATATTTCTGGTAATGGTTTGTTTATAGTTGAACGACCACCTTTTAGGAACACTGTTAGATTTACTCCAACCAAAGCTTCTTATTCTAGAAACTCTACTAATTTTATAGAAAAAGAAGTTTGGATTCCTTGGCAAGTTTATGTAGTTAATGTTGATATTATTCAATCTAAATTTGATTTTAGAATATTTTTTAATGATAAACCTTTATCATCTATGGATGACATTGTTTATATGCCTTGGCTTCCTAATTTGTTTGGTAATTCCGGAGTTTGTTGGGGAGACGATGTTGGCTCAATATCTCAGGAATTTCTATCATATGGTAGCTCTATAAGTAATCGTAAGATTTTTGATGCCTTTTGTTCTAGATATTGGAATGGAGGATGGAATACCGATATTCTTCCTGGAAGTCAATCAATTCCATCTTTCTTAAATAGGAACTTAGAGCTATCAGACAATAATGATCAAATAATTCATCAAAATTATAAAGATAAGTCTGAAGTAAATAAGATGCGTAATCCTTATGTAAAAGAGTATGCAAACGCTCTCAATATGTGGTCTCAATATTCTTTGGAGCATCTTTTGTATATGATGCCTAAGTATTCTCCTAAGCATATAAAGAATCCTCTTTCCGCTCATATTGCAACTACATCTTCTTCTTATTTTGATCATCATTCTAGCGAAGTTCAACCTACCCGTTTGTTAGAACATTATTTTGCTAATAGTCATAAGTTTCCATCTTTTGCATTTGATTCTGATGATTCTAATAAGTACATAGAAGTTTCTTTTGATTCTAGCGAACTTAATGTTTCTGAACAATATAATTTATCTAATCCACCATCTCAAGAAGAAGCTAGAAATATTTTGTCTTTAGCTATTGATCGTTGGAGTATTACCGATTCTTCTACGTCTTTTCCTCAACAGCTAACATTTGATTCACAAGAGGAACCATTCTAATGAAACACGAATCTAATATATATTTTACAACTTTTACTAGAAAAACACATACTCTTGATTCTCAAAAAGAATATTACGATAAACCAGAAATAGTATCTATTTTAAATGAAAATAATCTTTCTAGTTTGTTAGATTACCATTTGAGAAGAAATACCTACAATACTTTAATTTCTTTTAAGTCTGAAGATATTTATTCTACTTCTGAAGTTGGTCCAATCTTTTTTAAAGATGAAGACTCTATAAAAAAACTTCATAATATTTTTCAACTTCCAGATAATAAAAACTCTGGCTTTTTAATGCCAGGACTAATTAGTTTTTCTAAAAACATAGTAGTTTTTGAAATGCCACCAACTTACAAATTAGTATCTCACATTCCTTTAGCTAAAGAACAAATTAGCGAAGAAATTGCAAGTACTCATACAGTTGAATCTTATATTCCAATTCCTTGGCAAATTTATGTAGCTATATTTAATAATGACTACATGCTTGTGGATACTTATATGTTTTATTCTAGAAATTCTATTATTACATCTGGGGTAGAAGAAAACATTTACTCTCCTGCTCTTCCAAACTTTTATTCTAATGGTTTGCTTTGTAGACCATTTTATGCTTCTACTGATGACATAAATAAATATCCTAAAGATATTTCTGGAGTTATTGCAGCAGCATATGACTCCGTTTGGAATAGTGGATGGAACGCAGACTTGGTTGATACAATTATTGATACCGGTTTTACTGCTTCTCATTCTAGCGAAACTTCTATTCATTCTCGTAAATTTTTCATTGAAAAAGATGCTCAAGAAAAATATACTAAATATTTAAGTTTATTGTCCAATATTTCCTATGGAGCTAGAGACAAAGCTTGGGCCATATACGTTCGTGCTATCTCAGATTTTGATCTAGAAGAAGTAATTAATTCTTTGTTCTCTCCTCCTGCTATTTCTCAAATTTGGGATCGTGACTTTGATCTTCAAAGAGATGAATTAGCTGAACAATTTGAACAGCATGCCGATGAAGATTATTCAGAAGAGGATGTAGAAAATTATATTTCTGATAATTTTGTTAATCCTCGTCAAAAGAATAAATCTTTTAAACATGTTCTACATGGTATAATAGCCCATAGCTCTGCAAGTAATTTGTACGCTCTTTCTAACCATTTAAATGTTGGATATAATGCAGCTATTTCTACTGTTTTACGCAATATGACTGTTGTTTAGACTTGTTAATATTCCCTTTTTGCGATACTATATATACATAGATAAACTTGCAAAAAGGTGTTTAAAATTATGGCTAAATCAAAGCTCAGTAATTACCCTACTTTTTCTAGAATAGAAGTATCTCACATTCTTAATGTATCTACGCTGACTATTGCTAATAGAGAAAAGAAACGGTAAATACCCTGAACCTAAAAGAGATTTAAATAAATATAGAATTTATACTTTAAATGATATATTTAATTTACAACTTATAACATACAATCATATAGATCCAAAACCTATTATCTCAATTCTTTTCGATAAAGGTTATAAAGATCCAAAAATTGTTTCAGAAATGATAGATCAAGTACTTTCTAGAAGGAACTCAAATGTCTAACCCAAACACAGATTCAGAAGACATTTCCTTAGTAGATGTTGTATCAGAGCATGTTTCTACTGATGTTATAGCAGATATTAAATCTGGAATATTTAATCTTTTTAATAATCTATACCAAAATTATTCTTTTCAATATGGACCTATTGATGGAATGATTATGTCTATAGAATATTTAAAGAGTATAATAGATTTCTTCCAAACTACTTTGGATGAAAATATAAATAATAATAACAATAAATAATTAAAACGACTAATAGGAGACAAAATGTTAGATCCAAAGAATGTAGTTTCTTTGACGGCCGGAGTTGTGGCTGACCCAGAAATGATAAATGATAGAATAGCAAAGCTTAGAGTTGCAGTTGATTATGCTGGATCCGAAAAGGGTTCTTCCGCTGCTTCCGGTTATTTTGATATAGTTTACTATCTCAAAGACGGAGATTCATTTGCTTCAAAGAATGCTTCTTTCGTTCATTCTCAAATAACTGGCAACAAAATGAAGAAAGGCTCCCAAATTCAACTTATTGGTAGACTTGTTCAGGAACGTTGGCAGCAAGACAATCAGAACCGTTCACGAGTAGTTATAGTTGCAGAGTCACTTTCTTATGTTGGCTCAGCTTCAAAGCCTGCTTCAGACAAACAAGAAGCAACAAGCACTAACTCTTTCGTTCCTGATCAGTTCTAATGGAAGATGAATTTTCTAACGAAGAGATTGAACAACTAGTTCAATTAGCTTTATCGGAAGATAAAAATAAATTTTATCCTTCTAATGGGCTTCATTTGGGGTATGCCGAAAGTTCTTTGCTAGAAAATTTAGCAACTAAACTAGAAAATAAATTTACACATTCAGAACTTTCTGATATTATAAAAGATTTAAGATCTGATTTAGTTGCTAATAAAATTTCTTTCACAATTAAGGATTTGCATACTCAAACTCTTAATTGTAGAAAGTGCAAAAACTTCACTCCAGCACCAAATCTTCCTATGTGGAATGTAAAGGACCCTGACGTTGTTTTTGTATTAGATTATCCAATCTATAACAAAGAAGTCGCAGAGTTCTTTTTAAATACTTTAAAGTCTACAAATTTTTCTTCTGATAAAGTTTGTTTGACATATTTAAACAGATGCCCTTATCCTAAAAGAAAGTTTGAATCTCAAGAGATCTTTAATTGTTCATCTTATTTACACTTAGAGTTACAGCTATTGAATCCAAAATTAATAGTTTCTTTAGGTTCTGTTTCTTCTACCGCTTTATTTGGCGATGAATTAACCATAAAAGATTATAGAGGAAAAGTAACTTGGATAGGATCTTGGCCTGTTTTAGTTACTTATTCACCAACTCACATAGCAAAGACTACTTCTCATTTGGTAGAAAACTTTCAAAATGATATGGCCTTTGCTTACGATTATCTCTATAAAAAGGAGAACAATAATGACATCGATTCAAACTGAAAGCTCTTTTGATAAAGAACTTGATTCTTTTAAGGCTGTTGTTTTAAAAGATGTGCGAAATGAGTCTACTGAAGAAGACAAACAGTATCTTCTTGAAAATTTAGATTTATGGCTATATTGTTTACAAACAACAAGAAGAGACGTTGAGTTTCAATTAAGTTCTCAAAAATCAAAAGATAAAATTTCTTACCATGAACTTAAAGCTTCAAATCCTTCAGAGCAAGATATTATCGAATATAATAAGAAAAAAGACAAATGGAAAATGGGAGCAATTCGTTTTCTTTCTGCCATAGAAAAAAGAATGCTCTATGTAAAGATTCTTATAAAGGATAATAGCAATGCCTGATATTTTACGGATGTACTTTAAAATCAATTAGTTCTGTAGAAACTGAATGGAATGAAGAAAAATCTTTTTTCTTTCATCAGTATATTAACAGTTATAAAGATTGGTTTGTTTACTCTTCTAAAACAATGAAAAAAGACGCTGCTTTATTTTTAGCTGATCTTTTTTCTATGTCTCATGGAAGAATAAGTCATCCGGAAAAATCAGATTTTGATTTTTGGTCCATCGCCCCTATAAATGTATTTAGATACAAATTAACAAAAGATTTTAATTATGATTTACTTTATTATCCTGCTGATTTTTATATTGTTGATGGGTATATAGTAGAGGGCGCTTATTGGTCTAATGGTTTTATTTATCAAGTTAGAAATGAAGATCTTAATAAAAACAATTACTTAAATGAAGTTTTAGAAATAAATCTTTTTATAGATAAAAAAACTAAAACTATTTATGATTATCCACAACCTGATCTTTCTTTTGCTGATATAATAAATCAATACTGCCCTGGTAGCTCAGTGGATAGAGCAACGGACTTCTAATCCGCAGGTCGTAGGTTCGACTCCTACTCAGGGCGCATTTAATTGCCCTTGTAGCTCAGTGGTAGAGCAATCGCCTTGTAAGCGATAGGTCGTCAGTTCAATCCTGACCGAGGGCTCTCTATGAAAAAATTAAATCCACATACACTAGTTGGAGGTCAACGTTTATCTAACGTTCATGACCCATCCAAATGCGTTGGTCAATATTGTACTATTCATAATTTTTCAAATCACCATATGGTTAATTGGCCACAAAATTGGCGTATGGATCGAGGAATAATGGAGCGCATATGTCCTCATGGTATAGGTCATCCAGATCCAGATGATCCTAAATTTAAAAACGAATACGAAGCAGTTCATGGATGTGACGGCTGCTGCGAACGTCAACCGACTCCTATTCTCGGTTGAACAGGGGCTAATAAGCATTGAGAGTTAGCGAACCTTTCAGTTTCTTAGGTGGGACAATAGGCAAAATCTAAGATAGCTAACTTGTGCTCATTAGCTCTGATTTTAGTGGAGTGTAGCACTTGCTCAAGGGTCTGCTAAGTGCTACACTCCACTTCTACCACTTTCAGGAGAACCACAATGAGAATAACTTATTCCGATAATCAAACAGTCGCCTATACCGCTATAGACGACAGCGCTTTTATTAAAAAATTAACTTATAATTATCCTACTAAAATATTAGTTGTTGAATTTAATTCAAAATCTATTTGGGCTTATGCTGATATTTCTAAGAAATCTTTTGATGAAATTATAAAAGCTGAGTCTGTAGGATCTTACTTTAATAAAAATATTAGAAATAAAAAAAGATCAGTTCAAATAGTTAAAGTAACAGACGATGGTCTTGTTCAAGTTTCTTCTCAAGATGCTCTCCTGCCTGTTAGAAAGTTAAAAATAAAATAATGGGCAAACGAAAAAAGCACAAAAAACGAAGTTATTATAACGACTACTATAATTATGATAATTATAATTATGTTAGTTGGTATTCTCAATCAGCTTCACATAAAGACATAGACGCTATAGCGATTAAAGTATTTGGATCTTTATTATCTTCTAACTTTAAAACATCGCATAGCGATCCTGCATAGTGTATAATATATATCTATGACTACAATAGTTGCGATACAAGGAGATGACTTTGCCGTAGTAGGCTATGATTCTAGAATATCGTCTATGGATAGTTCTGGTTATGTTTCTCAAGTTTTTACTCTTGGAGAAAGCTGTGCAAAAGTTGCTACCAATGGAAAATATATACTTGGAGCAGCTGGAGATGTTAGAGCAATAAATATTCTTCATCACGTTTTTCAACCACCAGCCCCTGCAGCTGGATTAAAAGGAACTAAATTAGATAAGTTTTTTACTAATAATTTTATTCCTGCTTTGAGAGATTGTTTTGAAAAACAAGGTTATGCTGCTCCAGATACTGATGAAAAGCAGCATATAGCTGAACAGGGTTCTACTGTTATGGTAGTTGTAAATGGCACCATTTATATTGTTGATGGCGATTATTCTTGGGCTTCTGATGTTAGTGGAATCTATGCTCTTGGCACTGGTGCTCCTTATGCTTTAGGCGCTTTACATATGAATAAAACTTCTTCTCAAAAAAAGACCTTAGGAATTCACACTGCAAAAACTCTTGTTTTGAAAGCTCTTTCTGTAGCTGGCAAATTTGATCCACATACTGGATCTCCTTTTAAAACAATTGTTCAAGATTATAATAAATAACTCTATTTTTTTTACTAAAGACCACACCTAGTAAGGAACTATTATGGTTGAACATACTTTTCTTGACCCTGCTCCAAAATTAAGCGATGCTTACTTAAATGATTGGTTCAAGAAAGAATACCAGCATATGTCTGATTTATACTGTGATGGAGATATCTTTAGATTATCTCAAGTAAAAGACAAAGCTTTTTATTTATCTGAATATATGCGAGCTTTGTACGTTCTTCAGCTTCATGGTTTTTCTGAACTTCCAAAATATTCTATTGCACCTCATGTTGCTAGAGATGTATTAATAAATTATAAAAAAGTATCAGAAGATAAAATCAAAGATCCAGATTTTAAGATTTCCTCAGTTATTTCTGGTAAAGATAAATCAGGAAAACGTAAAGATAAATATGAAGAAGTCACTCAATGGTGCAAGCAGAATGCTGGAAAAAAGGTAAAAGTCAAAGATGTTGCAGAGTTAGTTGGTTGGTCTTATCCTACTGCTAATAATTTTGTTCAATCCAGAGTTGATCTATTTGTCAAATTTTCTCATGGAGTGTATACTCTTAGAAATCCAGACGATGATCGTGCTAAGGATAAGCAGGTAAGTGTTGTTAAAGAAAAAAATATTGTTGTTGAAAGAAAAGCTAAACGAAATGCGCCAACAAAAGGACGTCCCAAAAAAGTGTAACGTTTGCGGAGTAGTATCTACAAACGTTAGAAAAGTTGGAAAATCTTATGCCTATAATACTGATAAAAATCTTTTAGACAAGTATATGTGCTTTGAATGCACATATGAAGTATGGCTTCAGAAAGGCATTAATAAATGAAATTTACTAAAGAGTCATTTAAAAACGCAGTTATAAACATAGCTTATGTAATTAAAGTTTTGTTTATGTTTATATTTATAATAGCTAATCCATCAATTTAAGGAGCTTTATGCCTTATATAGAACCAATACGAAGAACCGAAATCTTATTTCAAGGTTCTAGACCAGTTACTTCTGGTGAACTTAATTATTTAATTACATGTCTTGTAGATGAGTATATTGCTCAACACGGTAAAAAATATAGCATTATAAATGAAGCAATTGGTGTTTTGGAATGTGCTAAACTAGAACTATACAGAAGAATAGCTTCTCCTTATGAAGATTCTAAGATGGAACAAAATGGCGACGTTTATACTGTATGAAAGAATATTTTAACTTTGAACCAAAAGCAGACAAAATTTTTATGATTACAGTTCTGTGTTTGTTGTCAATATCTTTAGTGTTAGGAATTATATTATGATACTTTTAATTTTACGGACTTCCTGGTTCTGGTAAAACTACTTTAGCTAAGGAAATTGCATCTAATTGCAATTTTGTACATTTAAACGCTGACGAAGTAAGATCAGATTTAAATTCTGATTTAGGTTTTACTTTAAAAGATAGAATTGAACAAGCAAGAAGAATGGGCGCTCTTGCTAGACTGCTCAACAATCAAGGTTATTCAGTTGTTGTTGATTTTGTTTGTCCAACTGAAGATACTAGATCTGCTTTTGGACACGCTGATAAAATCATATGGATGTCTAGAATTAATAAAGGAAGATTTGAAGACACCAATATTCTTTGGCAAGACCCAATTGAATATGATTTAAAAATAAATGATAGATTAACTGTTGAACAAGAACTTGATTATGTAATATATAAATTTGGCTTATTTAATTGGAAAGAACCAACTACTCTTATGTTAGGTAGATATCAGCCTTGGCATGAGGGGCATTCTGCTTTGTACCGTGAAGGTCATTTAAGAACTTCTCAAGTTGTTATAGGAGTAAGAGATACTTATCTTACTTCAGAAAAAGATCCACTTACTTTTGATCAAGTTAAAGATAATATCTTATCTTCTGAAAATAACTCTTTTATTATCAAAATGCCCAATATCACCAATATCATTTACGGCAGAGATGTTGGTTATAAAATAGAAAAGATTGATTTATCTCCTGAGATTGAAAGTATCTCTGCCACTCAAAAAAGAAAAGAGCTTGGAATATGACAACTCAAAACAATTGTGCAAATTGTGCTTTTGGATATAAACCAAAAGACTATACTCCTTTTTATGAATGCCACAGATATCCTCCGGTTAGGGTAGAGATGCCAGTTCATCCTGGTTCTGCTAGATGGGATTTTCCAGTCGTGGATGCTGATAATTTCTGTGGAGAATATATCAGCGAAGCTTTATGGAAAGCAAAAAACTCTACTCCTTGGGTAAAATCTAATGAAGAGGTTTATTTGTGAATAAAATAGAAATACAAAAAAGACTAAAACAAAGAATAAATGAAGCTAGAAAAAGTCAATCTATTGCAGAAGCTGATGGTAATTCTGACTATTATTACTGGGAAGGCTATGTGACTGCATTAGACTTTATAGACGATCTTTTGATACTTTTGGAGGATTAAAGTGAATGTTGATTTAATATGCCCTAGATGTGAGCATCTTATACCCAATGATGAAACACCTGGCGCTTATCCAGGAGCAATTTCTCGGGTAGATAATAAAACAGAAATTTGTTCTAAATGTGGAACAGATGAAGCTATGGAAAATTTTTTTGGAGATGGATTAACTCCAATTCATAAGTGGCCAATAGTTTCTTATGAAGATATTACCAATGAACTTCATAATGATATTTCAGTTAAATTAAAGGAGTACAATGAACGTACTTCCTGATTGGGGTGAAAACTCTTTTAACTCAACTGAACAAAAAACTAATAATGTTTATTATCAGCCGTCTTTGTTTGACGAAAATCTTGATTCCGATCAATCAGTCCAGACCATTACTGATTTGATGAAGCAGTTTTTGAATAAAATCCAAGAAATGCAGTTATCAAATTTATCTGGTTTGGAATTAGAAAAAGCTGAAAAAAAATTAAGTGATTATATTAATCAAAATTCTGAACTAAAAACAGAACTTATCAAACAAGTTCTGTTTTATGACAAAGATGGCCCCATACCTTTTCCTAAAATTTCTAAGCCACCAATCAATCTAAATGAACATCTGTCAAAATATAAAGACAATGGTATAGATATAGAAGAACCTTTTTGATATAATGTGATTATGGATAAACTTTTAGAAGCTAAAATACATAATGTCATGTCAGAGCTTGCTAACGAAGCAGACAAATCTATACATGACCCTTCTATTGTTTATGTACTTATGCACCATGCTGTAAATATTTTTAGATTGACTTTAACACATATAGGTTACCTTGAGTCTAAACTAGATTCTACCATAGAATCAAACAAATTATTAACTCAAAATATTGAAAACCTTGTTGCAGAAATTCAAAGATTATCACAGATAGCAAAGTATTAACATGAATGTACACGGAAAAAATAAACCATCATGTGATTGTGAATGGGAAAAAATTAAAAGAGATTTAAAGTGCAACGACCAAGAAGAGGATGATGATTGATGAAAATTGCCTACGCCATAAATAACCTAGCGTCTGCTATTAATAATCTAGCAGATACTTTAAAAAGTAAAAATAGTTTAAATGTTAAACCTTATTATAAGCCTACTGATACTACCATATATAAAGCTTTTGGAGCTGAACCACCTAAGTCTAAAACTTCAAATCCAACACAGTACAGTACTTCTTCTATAACCTATACTACTCCTAAAGATTTTGTTACTATATTAAAATCAGAGCATGTCGTTATTGGCAATCTTTATAAAGCTTTAACTTCTAATGATCCTCAAAAAGATCAAAACGATAAAGTAATGCTTGATATTAAAGATAGATGGCCAAAGCTTTATTATGCTCTTATTGATATAATATCTGCAAAAACTTTTTCAATTTATAAGGGATTTTCTAAAAGTGAATGAAGAAATAGACGACGATTATATCTTAACTTTTGAAGACGAGCAGGGTAATCCTTGGTCTTCTTATGAAGGCTATAACCTGGATTAATTATGTATCCTATCCTTTTCGTCCATTCTATTGTTTGTGCAGTTATAGGTTGGAACTTAAAAGGAATTTATGAAGAAATTAAACAAAATAAAGACAACTAAAGAAGCTAAAGAAAAGCTTACCAGAACTTGGGGTACAGAAGTTATTTTAGTTTGTTCTTGTAGGGAATGGCCTGGACATTCCATGTGGGGACAGTATGCTCCTCCTTCTTGTCCCTTATGCAAAACTAAATGTGAAGTAGTTGTAGAAGATTGGTTGGTTGTAGAAGATGGATTTTGAGGCAATGCGTGGAGCTTATTTAAGAGCATTAAATTATAATGTTCTTGAATTTAAATTGCATCAGTGCAACTCTTGTGGAGTTGATAATGATAATATTGGCGAATATGTAATTGTAGAATCTTCTTCTACTAGAATAAAAATATGGAACTGCCAAAGGTGTCTAGATGATCAAGAAAAAGAAAGACAGAAAATTCTTATTTAGCAGAGCTTGGTCTCAAGAAGATAAACAACGTTTTTCTGATAGAAATTTTTTAAAGTCTAAAACTATACCTTCTAAGAAAAAGTCTCCTCCAGAAAAATCAGAATGGGATTAATATGATATTTGGAAGAACCGTAAAAGTAGTATTAATAAATGATTCTACTAATGAAGTTATGGATACAATTAAATTTTCTAGAAAAGAGTTTAATACATTTAAAAAATCAGCAAAATCCCTTGGTATTACTATTGATGAACTTTTTACATTTGCATTAGAGGGTATTGTCCAAGAAATTAGGTTAAAAAATGAAAGCTTGTTGCGTAAAGAACATGAAACCATGTAATTTTGTTGGAAAAAAAATTCAACTAATATCTACTACGGATGAATATACCAAATTGCAACCTGGTGATTTTGGTATTATTCGCTTAGTAGATGATACAGGAACTATACATGTTAATTGGGAAGATGGTTCCAGATTAGGTTTAATTCCTGGAGTTGACAGATTCCATATTATTACTGTATAATTTTATACAAATTGCTTTTTATATATAAAAGCTATCTTAGATCACGGGTAAATAATATGAAAGAACAAAGCTTTTGGAATGAAGAAGCCATGCAGATTCCTGTATGTCAAGAACTAGTTAAGAACTGGGAACAAATTAGAGATGAAGCTCTAGAGTTTTTAAACTCAAAAAATCCAGATACAATTGATGGAAAAAGTACGACCACATTAACTTCACAAAAGGTAAAAGTTCCAGAATTTAAAGAGGGAAAATTTACAGGTAATTTTACTCTTTTTTCCGATAAGGGTCTCTGGAAAGGTCAATATATAGCAGCCAATGGAAAAAGACAAAATTCTGGAGAATTTGGTTGGCTAAATGAATATTATGAAAAAGTTACATTAGAAGAAACTTCAAAAACAATTAAAGAAAACACTGCATACGCAACTAGTTTTTTCAAAACTTTCAATAAAATAATAAAAGAATACGCAGACGATAATTGCTCTGCCTGTAACATTAGCGTAGTATCACCAGGTACATATATTGCTCCACATGTTGGAACTACCGGATATCTTAGAATGCATCTATGCTTAGTTAATGACGAAGGTTGTTCTATAACTGTAGGCGATGATACAAGTAACTGGCAAGAAGGGAAGATCCTTGCTTTTAAAGATGGTGGTCCATATCCTCACTCAGTAGCTCATAATGGGTCAAAAGATAGGGTTGTTATAATATTTGACCTACCAATTGCTTACGTAAAGCAGTATATTAATAGCCCTTATTTATAATAAAGGTTACTATTTAGTATATGATGGATAAAAAAAACGGACTTGAATTTTCATTAGATGAACTAGATTTAGTCTTAAATACACCAGTAACTGATCCAAAAGAAATTTATCATTTTGTTGAAAATAATTCTGATACGATATTTACTTGGGATTACTCTCACAGTAGAGCCAAGCTGCACAGATTGTATGAAAAAGCCAAAAACAGTCAATGGAACCCTTCGACAGATATAGACTGGTCTATAGATGTAGATATAGAAAAAAGTGTTTTAACTGATCAGGGTGAAATTAACTCAAGTAAATTTATTGGTACTCCACTAGAAAAGTGGAAAGAAAAAGAATGGCTAGAATACTCAATAGAGGCTAGAAGGTATAATATTTCTCAGTTTCTTCATGGAGAACAAGGTGCACTTATGTTTGCATCAAAGACGGTTCAGAACATACCATGGTTTGACGCTAAACTATATGCAAGCACTCAAGTTTTAGATGAGGCTAAGCACCTTGAGGTTTTTTCTAAATATCTCAACGAAAAACTTGGTGGAGGATATCAAGTTAATTCTAATTTTAAAAATTATATGTCAGATATAATCAAAGATTCAAGATGGGATTTTACATATTTAGGTGGTCAAGTAATAGGAGAGGGCTTAAGTCTTTCTTCTTTTGGGTATCTTTATCAACTTACTAAAGAACCATTAATAAAACAAATACTTGGATATATAATGAAAGACGAAGCTAGGCATGTTGCTTTTGGTGTAATTAGTCTATCTGAAGTTTATGAAAATATGAATGATTTAGAAATAAAAGAAAGGCAAGAATTTGCCTATGAAGCGAGTGTTGGTTTGATGGGCAGAATGGTCCAACATGAAGTATGGGATCATATGGGTGTAGACTCTAAGGAAATAACTCCATTAGTTATAAATTCTGGTAAAAACAGATTTATGAGACAAGCTGTCTTTACAAAGGTTGTTCCCAATTGCAAAAAGCTTGGACTTTTAGATAGAAACGATGGATGGCTTCGTAAACGTTTTGAGGAAATGGGCGTAATACAGTTTGAAGATATGGAATTGACAGATGAAGAAATATAATCAAATATTTGATTTTGATATACATGATAAAAATATTGAAATTTTAAAAACTTTAGAAGAAGACGCTAAAGAAGTTTTCAGTAACCATATTAATTCAAGGAAAGATTGGTATCCACATGAAATGATACCATGGAATAGATATTCTAATATTGAAAAATATGGCTTTGAATATAATAAAGAAAAAATATCAGAAAACATTTCCTCTGCAATATACCTTCTTTTAATGACAGAAGACAATCTACCCTGGTATGCAAGAACTATTACTGGTTTTATAGGTCCAGAAAATAGATATACAATATGGAACGATTGGTTGCAGCAATGGACGGCAGAAGAAGACAGGCATTCTTTTGTAATTAGAAACTATGTAACTCTAAATGGATTAATGGATCCTTTTTATCTTGAAAACGCACGCATGCATCAAGTTAGTAGTGGACTAGTTCCTGAGGGAGATTTAGTCACCCAATGGTTAACTTATACTGTTCTTCAAGAATTGGCTGGAAGAATTTCTTATAGAAAAGTTGCTCTCGCACTTGGTGACGATACTGAAGGATATCATATTATGTCTAAAGTTGCTAGCGATGAAAATAGACATTTTATATTTTATAGAGACATTTGTAAAAAGGGATTTGAAAAGCATCCATCTGAATTCTTAATTGGATTAGCAATGGAAGGTATTGATTTTCAATTGCCAGGGAATCATTCCGGTCAGGGCATGATAGATTTTGACATTCATTCCAGAAATATGGCCAATGGTGGTTTTTACAATCTTGATTTATACATAAATGAAATATTAAAGCCTAGTGTGGATTTTTGGAAAATAGATCAATTAAAGGATCTTACTCCGGAGGCAGAAAAAGCTAGAGAAGATATTTTTTCTTACATAGATAAAACTAATAAATTTATAGAAAAAATAAAAGATAGAGCTTTAAGATCTAATTCTCGCTCAGATTCTTCTGAGCTAAATAAGATAACTCACCTACCATCCTTATTTGAAGATAAATAATAATTACTTTAAAAACCTATATGTATGAAAATTGGGAAAAATTTTTTTTGGCCTTAGCCATTTTTGGCTTTTTTTATAGTTTTGGATTTGAAGCTATCTTAGATCGCGGGTACAATATAATAATATGAATGATTTAGATTTTTGGAATAAAGAAGGGTACCTAATTAAAAGGTCCTTAATATCTGACGAGCTTATAGAAGCTTATGAAAATTTATGGCTTAAAGAACACGCCACCATTATAGATGGAAAGCTCATCATAAATAACCCAAGAGGATGGGATACTTATGATGTTTATAAAAACTATAATGAAATATTAGATATTTTTTGTGCATCAGATATACCATCTATTATAGAAAATATAACTGGAGAGCCAGCTGGTTTACACCTTAACTTTACTGGATGGGTTTCAACTCAAAAAACTTGGCACCAAGACGTAACTGTTCCCGATAAAGAAAGGGCAGATCATTATATCGGTGTTTGGATTGCCCTAGATACAATTCATCCAAATTCTGGACCATTTGAATTAATACCTAAATCTCATTTGTGGAAAACGGATTTTGAATCTATTTATCCAGACTTTCAAAGAGAAAAGAAAACTAATCAAGCCTTAAAAGTTAGCGACATATATGGCTCAGATGATATTAGAGATTCTTCACCAGAAGAAGATCCAGGTGCTGCAGCCTATAGATATTATTCAGACAAACTTGAAAAAGAAAAACCAGAAGGAATATCTTTTACTGCATCAAGGGGAGATGTAATATTTTGGCACGGCCACACCGTACATAGAGGAAGCGAACCATTAGATGATTCTCTTTTAAGAAAGAGTATTATAGGGCATCTTTCCGGAGTGCACACTGGAATGTTAGCGTCACAATACGCTCGTTCCTACAAAAATGGTTACTACTTTTAGTTAGTTCTCCATAACCATTCTGGATGTTTTTTCGTCCACTGTACTGTAGTTTCAATAGACTTTTCTAAGGGCATTGGTGGAATCCAGCCTGCATCAGCTAACTTTTTGCCGTCAAGAGCATATCTTAAATCATGGCCTGGTCTAGTGGTATGAAAATCTTCAAATTCAAATTTTAGTTCCTTACCCCAATAGTGTGCAATCATTTTAGCCATTTCAAGATTATCGACTTCTCTTTCTCCTACTATATGATATTTATCAGGTCTATCAGAGTTTGGATACATTACTGGAGGTAAGTGATCCAATATGTAGACTAACGCATCTGCTTGATTTCTAGCGTGGAGATAATATCTAGAACCTATATTTTCTGGGGTTCCATGTATTGTCATAGGAATATCTTTTTCTAGGCAATACATAATTTTAGGAACAAATTTCTCAGGATCTTGACGTTCACCAATTATATTCATTGTGTTTGTAATGATTACTGGAACTCCAAAGGTACGCCAGTATGATATGCACGCTGCTTCTTGCGCTGCTTTTGATGCCGAGTAAGGATTGGAGGGCAGTATAGTATCCCACTCTTTGTGAGCATAGCCTTTTGGAGCTGGTCCATAAACTTCGTCTGTAGATACCTGCAAAAATACTTCTGGTTGAATCTTTCTAGCAAGCTCTAGCATATTGACTATAAGTGATGTGTTGTTAATTATAAATGGGGCCGGATCTGTTATAGATCTATCAACATGAGAATCAGACGCCATAGAAATTATGTAATCAACATAACCTATTTCTTTTATCATTACGTCAGAAAAAGGAACGGTGAGATCATGCGTAACTAACTTAACACGATTCTTTTGTTCGTCCCAACATTCTATAGAAGTAATTCTATCTGTTACCCCACGATGCTTAAAAGAGTCAGTTATAACAACTTCCCAATCGGTGAGCTTTAAAATATGCTCGAGTGTATGATGGCCTACAAAGCCACCTGCTCCTGTCAATAATACTTTCTTCATTTTTATCTTTCTTTATTACAGTCAAATAATAAACAACTATCGTTTACCGATTGACACTGGAGCGGGTAGGGAGAATCGAACTCCCACGAGCAGGTCGGAAGCATGCCAGTCTACCATTAACTTATACCCGCGTGATTGTAGACACTATATTACTACACTTGGATCACTTTCGTATGCCCAAATTCGAGAAAATATTCTTTCGCCTAAATAAAAACCACCCTTAACAGCATGGGCCATAACAAATAAGTCAACAATCACAACATCATTTTTTTCCCACATAATCCAATTAGAATATTTACTATCTTCAGACATTGCGAGTTTTATTATAGATTGAATTTCATTTATCTTATTTTGGTCAATATTATTAGAAAAAGTATACTCATCTTCGTAAAGTGGTATTCTTAATACTTTTTTATTTGTATACGGATGATGTTTTACAACCATTAGTTTTTCTGATTCAACGTTATCATTATTAGTTATTAACTGTCCTAAATCATTAGTACTAAAGCTAAGTTGAATTTTAGAATTATCTAAAAAATTTTTTAGATCAATAGATAAATCAGAGTACAAATTCTCCATATTTATAAAACCTGTTTTGCCATATTCCTTTGGACATGTAATCTTAATCATGTTCCATAGCGCAGCTACTTGAGGACTATCTTTATGCAAGTTTTCTAAATGCCACTCAATAAAAATTTCATTATCTAAAATATGTCTATTGTGTCTTTGAAATGTATTTTTATGATCTTCATTAATTGAAGATGAGTACGGTAAAGTTGGATTAGATCCAGAATTACCATTAGGCTTAAAGCCAATCTTGTCTCCCAACAAGCACATTAAATTCCATTCTTGGAATTTATCTAGTTCTAGATTATTAAAAAAAAGAACACCATCTAATAAAAATCTTTCAACAAAATAATCAATATTATCTATAATATCTTTATATTTTTGATTATATATTTTTTTTATCATACAACTTTTCTATTAGAGGAGATTCCCAAACGCTCATATTTTTATATGTTTTTTCTATCTTCAATGGATCTGGATGAAAGTGTAAAGTATTATCTTCTTTCAAGAGAGTTTTAGCAACCTCTGGCCACTCTTCCTTGCCGTATTGATTTTCTCCATCTGTCCATTGCGAAGTAATATGCCATGGATGTTTAATGTATGATCTTGTAAAGAATTTTTCTCCATTTTCAACCTGACCAACTGCATGAAAGTATGGATGAGTTCCCGGATACAATGGGGAACCAGAAGGAAATACAACTATATCGCCAGCCTTTGGTTTATATTTAATTATTTCTCCATCTACAAAAAATCTTAATTCTCCACCATCATAGTCGTCATTTATATATGTTGTGCAAGTTATAAAAAACTTATCATGAGGCCAATACCATTCTCCTATGGCATAATCTGTATGGTAATTCATATTTAATACCCTATCTGATCCATCCTCCATACCGCCCTCATGAATTCCTACCATTATTCCAGGAATATATTTTGCGTAATTTGGTGTGGTTATGAAAGATCCTTCAGGTAATTTAATATTATTATAACCAACGTAATGAGAAATGGCAGAATTATTAGCTTCATTAATTCTCTGACAAAGATACTGTTCATTTCCATACATTACATTTGTTTTATCAGCTTCATCACCATTTCTTTTTTCATCAGCATACGTTCCAAAAACAAACCATGGAGTCCAATCTCTAAGATAATATCTTCCTTTTGATTCTTTTTCTGAATTTTTAATTATTTCAGTCAACTTTACATGGTCTTCCAAAAGATTATGATATACAAAAATTAATGGATATATTTCTTCGTAGTCTAAATTTATACTTAACATTTATAATCCTTCTAATGTATAGAAATTTGTGTAAGAATACTTAATCCCAGATATAATAGGATTAGTCGAATGTACTTGAAGCGCATCAAAAAATACAACAGAACCCGGTTTTGGTTTTATTACTAAATTCTTAATGCTAGTATTTTTTTCATCGTGAAATAATAATTCCCCACCGTCATAGTCGTCATTAAAATAAAAAACAGAACTTATATGAACTGTATCTTTATTATTAATAATAACCCATTCATCTGTTGGCTCCCAGTCTTTATGTAGATTAATATACTGGTTTTGCTCGTACTTAACTATGCATCTTCCAGTAAAACTTTTTACCCTATATCCGTAAAAGTATTCTATATCGGCTGAAATTAATTTATCTATCTTCTCAATAATATTTGAGAACTTATAGTTATGATCTACAGAGTAAGAATGTAACGATGAGTAATTGTCTTCTTTTGCAGATGGATTTAAACTAAATGTTAAATCCTTAAAACTACTACATAGTAAATCTATATCATTATTTGATATTAAGTTTTCTTTAATTATTGTTTCGTACATAATAATCTATAGTGTGTGCCATCTTAAAAATTTTCTAAAGTGATCACTTGATACAACTGTTGGATCTACCCAGAAATCTTCGTGTATTTCTCGTGCAATTAATGTATAGCCAAAAGAATCTAATATCTCTCTTTGTATATCTCTTATTGTAGTATTCTTCCAATACATATTTGAATCATGTTCAAAAGTTATTACTGTAAACCTATACTCGGTTAGCGGAATAGAAATAAGACCGTGCAAGCTAGTATAGGGGTCAAATGGTCTCATTGACGGGTCATAACCTTGATCTATATCAATTTGTAAGTAGTCTATTTGCTTTGGGAAATGATTCATTTCAAAGTATGCACGATAATCAAACTTTAACGCATCACCCATGCAGGGGTTGCGTCTGTTTAAAATAAATTCAGACTTTCTTTCCTCTGTTATCTCAAATGAAACGCCAGACCAATCATAGTCTTTTTCTAAGTAATAAGTATTGCTGCCTTGTTGAGAATGAAAGGCTCCTAGTTCTACATAATAGCCATTTTTTTTATAATTTGTTATATCTAAAACAAATCTTTCTTGAGAAGAAGAACCCCTATAATTCATTAAATATTATCCTTAACAACTTCTTTTATTATATTTTTTACAGCAAGCGCTACATTAATTGGATTTTCTTTTATTATTAAACCAAGATTAGATATAGCTTCCGTAATTGACAAACTTATCTTATGAGCATCCTCGTGAGATATTTTTTCAGATTTTACTTGAGCGTATATTTTTCTATAAATTTCTGTGTAACTCATCAACATCTTCTTTCGTTGGGGATAACATAGTAGCACGTACTAATAATCCGTCGGTAAACTTTAGATCGTATTCAAACCATAGCATTGGACCTTTGTTGTAATCATCTTCGTAATCAATCCATACAGAAGTATAAACATTGATATGTCCATGAAAATATATTTTTTTATATTCATCATTTTTAGATGGACTCTCAAACCAAGATGATTGTGTATTTTTAAATAAATTACCATTATTATCAATATAATAATAATCTAATAAACATTCTAAATCTTTAGTTTGAAATCCGTCCGCAGCAAATGTATGATACGCATAGGTTCTATACTGGATAGGAATCCATTCCTCTATTGGAAGAGGATAATCTATTTCAAAATTATCAAACATACCCATTTGATAATTATATCACAAAATTATCGAATGTCTCTTTCTCTATTTTGAAGACTGTTTTTACTAGCAGATATTGATGTGGCTAATCCAACTGCTGCAGCGCCTCCGGCTATCATAAATGATTTTCTATTAGCAAATTTCTTTAAAACACTAAGACCAGAAGCTCCTTCTAATCTATTGGCTATAAAATTTTTTACAGCCATAGATGCCCCAGAAGACGTTCTGACAACTTGTCCTGCAGCTTCTGCTCCAGATTCTGCAGCGATTGTTATATTGGCAGTGGGGGCTAGGGATACTACAGCTGCATTTGGCGCTCTTAGTTCCCTAAGCTTTAAAGTTTCTTCCATAAAAGATATAGGGGAAGATGTTTGACCAGAAACTGGAGAATTTATTGGCCTAGTAAATTGAACTGATCCGACTTGTCCTGGCATCCTTTTGCCATACTTTATGCCTTTACGCTCCCTTACTTGACTAGGGTGAAAAAAATTATCTTCTTTAAAAATTGGTACTTTTTCAGGCCTATCTGTGCTGATGCCAAGGTTAACAACATCTTCGTCGAAAGAAACACTGTTGTCTGTAATATTAATTAAATCATCAACAACGTCATCGTCAAGCGATATGGCGTTGTCTATAAAATCTTCTTCTTCGGCCAATTTAAAGTCCTTTAAAATTATAACTTGTTACTATGTATATATATTTGTATAGTAACATATTTTGGAGGAATAGAATGGCATCAAAGAAACCGGCTAAAAGAAGCCAGAGTGATTCAAGTAATAAAGTTAAAGAACAGCTTGGAAAACCTATATATTATATGGGCATAAAGACAGAAGGATTTACCTGTCCCAGCTGCACTAAAAAATTAAATAAAGGTATAATCTACGAGCATAATAATGTGCTACACTGTAGTCGCAAATGCATTAAAGTTGAATTAGGAGCTTAGTATGCAACACGAATGGCTAGCTAAATTTCTTGTAGAAATGGATATGAAACTTCCAAAACCAGAGCAAGAATTTGCTGACTCTTTACTAAGAATAGTCTCTAAGTACGGTAAGCTAGACAATGGCGACGGAAAAGGAATATGGGTAGGATATAAACCCGGTTCGGAAAATGAAGATTCTGAAATGGGTATTAAATGCGAAAATTGCTATCTACATGAAACAGATAAGGTATGCAAGATCTACGCCGGAGAAATAGAGCCAGAAGGTATATGCAGACTAGCTGCTATACCAGATTCTTTAGTTAAGTATAAGTAATTAGGAAGCTTGCTTCTTATCTACTTTTCTAAATACTTCGTTTATTTCTGCTGTAGTGAGCTTGCCATCATCCATAAATGCCCTAGCTAGACCTTCTACCACAAAAGCTACTCCGACCTATTCCAGCCATAAGAACTGCTTTTATTAGTGGCACATCTACAATTGCACCTGCTCCAACAACGCTTAGTCCGGTAGCTGCAAAAGTTGCCAATATTCTTAAGGATACTGCTTTTAATTGTTCCATTATATTAAATAGCCTTTCTTTTAATCTTGGTCGTTTTCCAACATAGCTTTTGCGTAATGTACTGCGAACGCACAAAGTGTTGCTATAACAGTTATTTTTCTTGTTTCACCAGAAAGAGTTGCAAACACTATTACTGTTCCTGATATAGTAAAAGCAAGTGCAGCAGTTTCTTTGGCAAATTTCTTGATGAAGCCCACTGGGCTAAATCTTCTTTTCATTATTCCCTCCGTGTATGTGTATTTAAATATGCTATTCTTAGTAAAGTTATCTTCTTCATCTTCACCTTCTGGACCCTCTATTGATGGGTCTTCCCCCTCTGGCTCATCGCCATCTTCTGGTTCATCTTCTTTTCTTGTGTAAGCATTGGGAGAACTTCCTCCGCCACCATTATTTCCTCCATTTGTAGGAGATGAGGGAGAGCTTGGACCGCTAGATCCACCTGGGGCTGATATACCTACTGCTCCAGCTATAAGAGTTGTTGCAGCTATAAGTGTTCTACGTGAACCAACATCTATATTTGAACCAACAGGAACATAATCATCAAATCCATCAGCGTATATGTTGATTTCTTCTTCAAATGCTTCCTTAACTTCTGTTGGTGCTTCCGTTAAAGTTTCAGAAAGTTGGTCTTTTTGTTCTTGAGTAAACTCATCTGGGTTAATTTGATTAAATATTTCTTGAATTACTTCAACTGGTAGTTCTTCAAAGTTTTCGTTTTCTATAATAGATACAGCTAAATCTGGATCGATAGATTCTTCGTCTTCCTGTATGACTTCAACTATATTTTCTAAAGCTTCAGGAGATGATACTGAATCTATAAGATTTAAAGTTTCCTCATCAGACAATTCGTCAATAATTTCAGATAGCTTATCTTGATCTATATTTTCTATAACTTCAGTTAACTGATCCTCAGTAAGATTATTGATTACTTCAGCTGCTAAACTTGGATCTATCTGATCTATTGCATCGATAATCTGGTTTCCATCAGCGTTTTCTATTGCATTTAAAATTTCTTCCGTAGTAGCATCTTCTGGTATTACTATTTCTTCTGATGTTGTATTTTCTGAAGATGGCTCTTGAGGCAAGGAAGATGTGGTGTTCTCTTCTGGTTGCTCTTGAGGAGTATCAGAATCAACAGGACCAGCGTCAGGCTCAGGAAGAGTCGTATCAACAGGATCTTCAACAGGATTAGTTGTTGTAGTTGTTTCTTCCGGTTGAGTGGTAGTAGTTGTTTCCGGCTCAGGCTCTGTAGTAGTAGTTGTTTCTGGCTGAACAGGTGGGTTAGTTGTAACGGTTTCTTCCGGCTGAGTTGTAGTAGTTGTATCAGAAGGTACCGTTGTAGTTGTAGTAGTTGTTCCGTTTTCTACTGGTGGAATAGTTGTTGTCGTAGTAGTGGTGGTGGTTGTTGTAGTGGTGGTAGTAGTGGTTGTTGTAGGTGTTGAATTTATATTATTAGAATGAACAAATAAATTAGTAGTATCACTAACACT